TCCGCTTTCTTACAGAGAGCTTCATAGGTAGCTTCAGCTTCGTCCAACGCACCCCATACCGCGGTACGTTCAACTTGTGCGCAGGTAGCCCCAAGCTGGGAAGTACCTTTGGCACGAGCTTGCCGCACTTCGTCTTTCATGTTGGCTAGCTCCTCCGCAAAGCGTCTAAACCGAGTGCAACGCTCACTCATTCCACGCCCGTAGATGGCGAACCGTGTTTCTAAGGAAGCTATGTCGTAAACATAAATACCATCTACCACGGTGATACCCAGATTACGGCCAAGGCGTACCTTAACCCGACCATCAATAATACTGGTAGGATTGAGTTTATCGCTCATGTCTACAGGCCACTTCTTGGCAACCTCTGTAAAGATATCACTAGAAACATCGAAGCACGGCATTTCGATATTATCGAGAATGCCATAAACCACCAATGACGTTTCATCACTGGCGATAACTTCATGACCGCCAGCACCTTCGGTGTTGAACGATTTGATGAATTCTTGCAGCTCTTGCAGTTGGTTTTTATAAACCATGGTATTACTCCTTAAAGGGGTAGTGTTGTAAACATATCGCTTACAATTCATAAGGACAATATAGGTTTATAATCTGTTGGAATCAAATACAGTAAGGGTTTAAACGTGATTGTATAGTAGCTTTTGCGTTATTTTGTTTTATTCCGGCTTGCGTATTTGATGGGGTGTCATGTGGATATCATACTTTACAAGTCTGATTGGGAGCGATTTCCATCAGCTGTAGTTGACTACAATACCAGTAACGCGTCCTTCCTGCGTTTGGTAAAGCTTTACAAGAAGATGGGTGTTGATAACTGTGAGTTTCCTCTTGCACTTTATCAATCAGATCTCTCAGGGGTGGATCCATTTGATCCTAACTTAACTCCTGAAATGAAAATGAAGATCGCCATGGAGTGTCGTTATAATCCATGGTATTACTTCCGTGAGGTAGCCAGACTACCTTCTAACGCCGGTGACGTACCGATTCGCTTTAAGGCTAACCGGGGGAACATTGCACTCTACTGGGCGTTCTTTAACCATGTGGACTTTGCTTTGATCCAACCACGTCAGACCGGTAAGTCTGGTTCAACCGACTCCCTGACAGTTGGCTTAACGTATATCTGGGCATCGAACACCACGATCAACCTGATTACGAAAGATACGAAACTCAAGAACTCTAACGTTGAGCGTCTGAAAGAGATTCGTAACCTACTGCCGGATTACATCAATCCACATAACCCACTCGATGCGGATAACAGTGACCTGCTCACCTGTATTCGTTTGGGTAACAAATATAAGACAGCTGTTGGACGTAACGACAAGATCTCTGCGGATAAGCTGGGTCGTGGTATGACAGTACCTATCATGCAGTTTGACGAAGTACCTTACATCAGCTTGATCGAATACTCGCTACCGGTAGCATTGTCGTCAGCAGCGGAAGCCCGTGATCAGGCTAAGGCTGCTAACCAGCCGTATGGTAATATCTTCACTACTACACCTGGGTCGATTCTTACTCGTGACGGTAAGTGGGCGCACCAGTTCATGACACAGGGTGCTACCTGGAGCGAACATTATTTCGACTTGCCTAATCAGGCCGTGCTGCATGAGGTTGTGGATAAAGGTAGCAGCGGTCTTAAGCCATTAATCTACGGTGCCTTTAACCACCGTCAATTAGGTAAGACTGATGAATGGTTACTAAACCGACTACGTGAGTCTGCGTCCTCTGGGGAACTGGCTGACCGAGATTACTTTAACATCTGGACAGCTGACTCTACTGGCTCACCATTCGATGAAGCAACTCGTGGTCGAATAGCTAAGTCGGAACAAGAACCTGTTTGGATGGAGATCAACAACTATCGTTACGTGTTGCGTTGGCAAATACCGAAGGAACTCGTTGCTGCTAGATTGTCCAGCAGTAAGACCATTCTGTCCCTCGACCCCTCAGAAGGTCTTGGTGGTGCTAACGACGCCATGGGTATGGTTCTCTATGATGTCGAGACGGCTGAGATTCTCATGACCTGCCGTGTCAACGAAACCAACATCGAACAATACTCCAACTTCATCGCCGACTTCCTGGTAACCCACCCGATGGTTACGTTCATGTTCGAACGTAAGTCCACTGGTATCTCTATCTTGGATAGTCTTATCATCGCCCTCAACACTCTTGGCATTGACCCGTTCAAACGGATCTATAACCGAATCGTGGACGAGAAGGATGAGTTCACTGAAGAATTCCGTCGCTTACAGACTCCTGTTTCTCAGCGTCAGATTTCGTTCTACAATACGTACAAACGTTATTTCGGTTTTAACACCGCAAGCTCAGGTAAGCACTCACGCGATAGCCTGTACGGTGAGACCTTAATGTCGGCAGTACGTTACGGTGCCCACGTAGTGAAGGATAAGGAACTCATTAATGAATTCTTTACACTCATTGTTAAGGATGGTCGGGTTGACCATGCTAAAGGCGCACACGATGACTTGGTAATTGCCTACCTCTTGGCCCATTGGCTTTGTACTAAAGGTCAGAACCTTTTCCACTACGGAATCCCACCAGGCTCAGTTCTGTGTAAGGCCCGTTTCGTAGAAGAGACCACGACTCCAATGGAACGTCGGAGAATGGAACGTAACGCTGAGAAGCGGACTGTCTTCGAAAACTTACTGGATCTACTTAAGACTACTAAAGACGGTATGGCAGTAACCCGCATTGAAATGCAGTTACGTCGTCTGTCTCAAGAAATCGACTTCGGTGAAGACTCTGGTGGTGTTGGTATCGATGCCATGATCAAGCAAGCTGTGGACGAACGTACCCGACAGGCTAGACTGAATCGTTTCAACAACCAGACTAACTCACCATCGCTGGGTATGCAATACCGGCGCGCTAGCTAAGGCGACATAACGCCCCCACCTCAGGGTGGGGGCTTATGCCGTTACGCAGTGATTTTGAAATCAGCCGGATTGAACGACTTCTCCAAGTACACACGCATTGCGTCATACTTAGGTCGTTTCGGACGGGTAACTACACGGTAGGTATTAATACCAGCCATGATCAGGTCACGACGCCATTTCTCGACGTTAGATACGCACATCGATTCATGGAAGATCGCATCGATTTCAGCACGGGTGATATTGACCTTGGTCTCAACCCCATTGATGCGAACGGTCTTCTCATACGTGTTGCACAGATGGTCATGCAACAGTACGTTCTGAGAATAGCTACCCCATGCTGGGATAAAGGCGTTTACTGGAAACGGTACAGACGCGCCATCTGAGAGATTACCGGCCAGAACATCGACCCACTCATCAGAACCTACGTCACCGAGGTAGTAACGGAATGTTTGAATGTTACGCCAATGTGCCTTACCCAGGACGCTAGATGCCCGGCCGTCATAGGCGATAAACGCATGTGCTTGTGTGAAACTACTCATCTTTGCTCACCCTTGACCAGTTCTGAAAACAGATTACCGCACCGCTTTTTGTTTTAAGGTATTCTGCTGAATTAATTTGCCATATCGGCTTCGATATTTGAAAAGGTAAAAATGCATCACCACTTACAGCTAAGTCAATCTCGGTAAGGAAGATTGAGTCGATCTGTTCCTCAAAAGCTTTGTAAACTGCACAACCACCGATGATAAAAGTCCGACGTCCTATAAGCTCGTCAGGGAGACGCGGTTCGTGAATAAGGGTAACGCCAGGGATTGGTGTGGTATCGCGCGTTAAGACGTAATTAGCGCGTCCTGGGAGGGGTCTACCGATACTCTCAAAGGTTTTGCGTCCCATAATGACCGGAAAGCCCAAAGTCATACTTTTGAAGTATGCTAAATCTTCAGGAATGTGCCAAGGGAGCGTATTGTCAACTCCAATCACACCTTCTTTTGTTGCGGCTACAATCATGCAAAGTTCGGTCATTATGGCGTCATCTTAGAGTGGTTGGTATATTTTAAGGTACTTCAAATTACACATACGGTAAGGTAAAAGCAACATAAAAATTTATGGTTTTTAAAAAGACTATCCTATGCTCAAAAATTTAAACATAGGACAAAAGAGAAACGAATAGGTAGATGCTAAAAGGTCCTGTGATTTATTACTCAGTGTTCTTTTCTTATGAATTCGTTTCTAAACAGTTTTATTAAAACCAACCAAATCACAGATGCCTAACGGGTAGTTGACCAATGATTAAAGAGTTCATTAAACGCGACGGTACAATCGTCGAGTTCGACGCAAGTAAAGCACTCGGCTGGGGTAAGTGGAGCGCCAAGGGTTTCGCTCGCTTTATCGACTGGCAAAAGATTGTTGTAACTACCGTGGCACAGATGCCTGAGCGCTGTCATGCCAAGGAATTCAACGCGGGTCTGATTCGTAATGCGTTAAATGAACACTCCTGGGCTGGTCAACTGATGGCCGGTCGTATTTACGCCACAGATATCCATAAGGAAGTCTTTGGCAGCAAGAAACGACTGTCTCTGCGTACGGTTCACACCATCATGCAGGCAGCTAAAGTAATGGTGGATCTTAACTACTCTGACGAAGAGTATGAACAGATCGAGAAGTGGGTGGATCATGAACGCGATTTCTCTTGTGCTTACTATCAGCTCAAACAAGGTCGCGACAAATATGCCCTGCGTAACCGTCTGACTGGTCGTATTTACGAGACCCGTCAACACGCCTTGGCGCGGGTGGCGATGGTTGTTTGTGAACCACACGATCCGATCACACGTATGGCTCGCTTGGAATCGTTCTATTCTGACCTCGTTAACGAGCGTCTGTCTGCTCCGACTCCGAACCATAACAACATGGGTACTGGCCATAACGGCTTCTTCTCATGCTGCCTGTTTACTTGTGATGACTCTAAAGAGTCTATCGCAGCTTCTTCGCACATCGCCGAAGTAATGACTTACATGTCGGCTGGTTTGGGCGAGAACATGCAAGTCCGCAGTATGGGCGATCCTATCCGTGGTGGTGGTATCATTCACCAGGGTAAGATTCCGTACTACGGCAAACAAACTGGTATCGTTAAATCGAACAA